ATGATATGAAGGGATTGTATTATCATTTTTATTCTAAGATGGTTGAGCAGTTAAAGCAAAAACCAAGAATAAAGAATGTGTATTTAAAATTAGACAAAACAGATATTGCAGTTTTAGATTTTCAAAAACTTGTTTATTTAGATGGACTTTATTATAGAATAAATAAGGTAATTGATTTTAAACCACACCTTAAAGAAAGTACAAAGGTAGAGTTGGTAGAATATTTTGATTTAGGTGTTAGCGACAACACAGGACAAGTAATGAACATAACAGATAGATTGAACTTATAATGGCAAAAATATACAGTATAGACGAAAACAAGTTGTTATCTAACAAGGTTTATTGCACCATTGATGGTGTTAAAACTCCTGTTGTTTATAGATTCTCGGAAAACAATTATTCTAGTGGAGAAGAATATTCTTACTTAAATGATTTATATGTTACAAACGAAAGAAGAATTGCATCTCAAATTGGCTCAAAGCAAAAGTTAAATTTAAGAAAAACATTCTCGGAATCAGTAACAACAACTACAACAACCGCACAGGGAACAACAACAACAACTACAACAACAAACATACTTCCTGTTTGTGTTTTTGATTTCTTTGCAAAGGTTTATGATACTAGCGGTGGTATAACAGAATGGAAAAGTTCTTTTGGAACACCAATACTAAGTCAAACAACCTCAGCAAACAGACCATCTTTAGGTATTGAAACTAGAGGTGTAAACGGATTTACTCCTATATACTTTAATACATATCAGTCAGACTTTATGTCTTTAAATTCTGCTATTACAGTAACAGGAGATTTTACAATGTTCTTTTATATAAAACCAATAGGAACTCCTGTAAATAAATACTTTAGATTGTTAGGTAAGAGTGATGATAATAATATGTTTCTATCAATAGGAGAATCGTCAGACAAGTCTTACAAGTTAAGTTTTGATGGCTCTACATCTACTGAACTAGCGGTTGAACAAACATATTGGATTCCTAGTAGCGATAAGCTGCTTATAACAATACAAAGAAGCGGAACTACTCTTTATGTAAGAGAAAACGGAACAGAAATAAAAAACACTACTGTTTCCGCTAATGACTTTACTTTCGACCAAGTAGGAAAATTAGGAAACAATACTGACTTTTTCTTTAATGGTTCTATATATCACTTCTCTGTCTTTGATGGATATTTAAACACTAACCTAGAAACTATTGAAAACTCAATAATAAGTTCTACTGATAAAGCTAAAGGTATATAATGAAGAATTTAAAAAAAGTATTTCAGAAAATAGGGAAAAGACTTGTTAAAGACTTTAAGGAAGAATTAGAGCAGCAAGGACACAGAGCATCTTCTTCGGGAAGTATTATAGATGGGCTTAGATTTAAAGCAACAGAAGATGGAGTTGAAATAACAACTGATAAGGGATATGCTGCTGTTCTTAATTACGGTGCAAAAAAACACTTTCCTAATAGAAATGCAATGGAGGATTGGGTAAGAAAGAAGGGTTTTGCATCTACGGAAAATGAAGTAAGACAAATAGCTTATGCTATATCAAAAAGAATAAGTATAGAGGGAACTCCAACAAAAGGAAGTTATGACCCTGCTATAACAAACAACGGAAGAAGAAAAGGTTGGATAGACCACGTTGCAAAGAAAAGCGAAAAACTAATAACAAAAGAAATACAATCTGCTGTTAATAAGGACATAGAAATATTATTTACTAAACTACCAAAAGAAATATAATGGCTAAAAACGAAACTGTATATAATGTAACCATCAAAGGAACTACTGAGCTTCAAAGACTTAGAAAAACCATTGATGAAACAGAAAGGTCTTTAAAAAACCTAAAGAAACAAAAAAACCAAAACAAAGAAACCACAGATAGACAGGTTAAGGGTTTAGACCATCTTGAAAGAAAGTTAAAATCTACAAGACAGGAGTACAATAAAATGCAAAAGTCTATAACCGCTATAAATAAGACTACTAAGTCAGGTAGTGGATTTGTAACTAAAATGACAGGTGCTTTTGCTGCTGCCAATATTGCTACTGCTTCATTTACTAAGGTTACACAGCTTCTTGGTACTGCCTTTAAAAATGCTTTTAAGACTGCTACTGAATTTGAGTTTGCAATGGCTAAGGTAGAAGCTATTTCAGGTGCAACAGAGAAAGAGTTTAAAACATTAATTGCAACTGCAAAAGGCTTAGGTGCTACTACCTTTTTTACAGCTTCTCAGGTTGCAGAACTTCAGTTAAACTTATCTAAACTAGGTTTTAGTTCAGAGGAAATACTTGAATCACAAGAAGCTATACTTAATCTTTCACAAGCGTTAGGAGAGGACTTAGGAAGAACAGCTACGGTGGTTGCTGCTTCAATTAGAGGTTTTGGAGAAGATACAAACCAAACAGGAAGATTTGCTAATGCTATGGCTGCTGCTTTCGCTAACTCTGCTTTGGATATTGAGAAGTTCCAAACATCAATGACTAAAGTTTCTGCTATTGCTGCAACAGCAGGATTTAGTTTTGAGGAAACAACAGCTCTATTAGGTACTCTAACAGATAGAGGTATTGAAGCATCTATTGCGGGTACTTCTTTAAGAAATATATTGTTAAAATTGCAAGACCCTTCTTCAGACCTTGCTCAAAAGCTAGGTAGGACTGTTCACTCAGGAGATGATTTAGTTCGTGCTTTAAAAGAATTAGACGATTCGGGTATAGATGTTGCAGGTGTTATGGAGATTGTTGATAATAGACAGGTTCAGGCGATGGAATCTTTCATAAGGTCAGCAGATGCTATCGACCACTTTACTACTGTTCTTGAAAAATCAAAAACAGCAGCAAACGATATGTCAAAAATAATGGAAGGAACTGTAAAAGGTTCTATACTGACAATGAAATCTGCTTATGAAGGTGCTGTTTTAGCAATGACAACAAGTACAGGTAATTTTTCTAAGTTTTTTCAGAACATTTTTGGAGGAATAACAGCAACACTTAATAGTTTTAGTAGAATAATAGGTAGTGCTGAAGAAAATGCTATTAATGTAGCTGCTAGAGCAAAAAGTAAAGCTATGGCTGCTATGGCTCAGGATGAAGATTTAAGTCTTTCTGTTGCTTTAAAAGATGAAAAAGCAAGAATAGAAAGAGAACTTAGCTCTCTTGAAAGCGAAAGTAATAAATCTATTCAAGCTCTTATGTCAAATCCTATTACTGCTGCTTACGGTAAATTTTTGTCTGACAATAAAAAAGCAAAGGTGCAAGAAAGAAAAGATGCTTTGATATTGCTAGAACAACAAATACTAGATGAAATAGAAATAGAGAAAAAAGGGAATGAGGAAAAGAAAAAAATAGATAAAAATTTAAAAAAAGAAGAAGCAATAAATAATGCAAAACTTTCTGAACAATTAAAGGCTCTTAAAGCAGAACAACAATCTTTAATTGACGTTGGAGAAAATTTAACTGATGCAGGTAAACAAAAATTAGCTCTAAAGAATCAAGAGATAAAAGCAATAGAGGAACAGATAAAAGCTCTAAGAACTCTTGGTGTTGAAGAAGAAAAGAAAAAAGATAAGGTTGGTCTTGTTGGTGCGGACACAAAGATAAATCAAGCCACGAGTACAGATATGCTTATCAATCAAGCAAAACTACAACTTCAGCAAGACTTCTTAAATGGCAAAATTAAAAACGAAGAAGATTTCAATGCTAAAATGCTACAAATGCAGATTGAGCATCTTGAAACTGCTCTATCTTTTGAAACTCTTAACACAGAGGAAAGAATAGCTTTGACCGACAAGCTACATAAATTAAAAATGCAAGATGCAAATTTAGATAGTGCAACCACAGAAGAAAGGATTAATCAAATGTCTGATGTAGGAAAAACATTAATGGAAGTTGGTAAAGCACAAGGAGAGAATAGCAAGATTACCGCAGCAGGTATTAAGATTACAGCAGCAGCAACAATGGCTGAAACAGGACACGCTATGGTAAAACAATTTAAAGGTTTATCTGAAGATGTTGCAAAAGGTTTCCCTACAAACATATTGGCTGTTGCTAGTACACTTGCATTAATATCTAGTTTCGCATCATCATTTAAAGCCTTTACAGGAGGTGGAGGTGGAGAAAAGTTTGCTAACGGTGGACTTACAAACGGAGGAATGTTTAAAGGTGCTTCACACGCTAACGGTGGTGTTAAGTTTGCAGTAGGTGGTAGAATACACGAAGCAGAAGGCGGAGAAGCTATTATAAACAAGCGTTCTACTGCAATGTTTAAACCAATGCTATCTGCTATAAATCAAGCAGGAGGTGGTGTTAAATTCGCTAACGGTGGGTTTTTATCAACAGGAGAAAAGTTTGCAATGGGTGGAGAAGTAGCTGACGTACAACAAATGATTGGAGGTATGGGAGGTACTACACAGGTAGTAATGGTAGAGAGTGATGTAACAAGAACACAGGGCAGAGTTTCTAATATTGAAAGTCAAGCCACTTTTTAGTATATTGCACAATGGCTATAAGACAAAATAAAAAAGAAATAGTATTAGAGTTCGTAGATAAGATATACGAAGAACTAAAATTAAAGTATTCTGAAGATGCAGGAATAAAGAATGTTCTGTATCATTTAGCAGAAAATGGACTTATAGACCCTAAGCAGTTAAGAGATTATATGGTTATATCTGACTACGGTAAAATTATAGAAGAAAACGCAGGACACAAGACGTTTACTTTTATGGATTTATCTATCAAGTATGACATATCTGACAGAACAGCTCAGACCATTGTTTACAGAGGAAAGCATAAATTTAAGAATGAAAACAACATAAGATAATAGTTTTACGTAGTTTTTCGTAAAGTATTATATAACTATATATATATTTGCAATTATGAACAAATGGTACTCAATAGAAAATAAAGCAGAAAGCAACTCAGTTGAAATCTCAATTTACGATGAGATAGGCGACTACGGAACTTCTGCTAAAGACTTTATAGAAGAAGTAAAGAATGTTAGCGAAAGAGATATTACACTAAGAATCAACTCTGTTGGTGGTAGTGTTTTTGATGGACTTGCTATTTACAATACTTTACGTTCTCATAGAGGTTATGTAAACATTAAGATTGAAGGCTTGGCTGCTTCAATATCTACTGTTATTGCAATGGCAGGAGATAATATTGAAATGTCTGAGAACGGATTTTTTATGATACACAACCCATTCGGACAATCGGCAGGAGAAGCAACTGATATGCGTAAAACTGCTGATTTACTTGACAAGATAAAAAGTGAAATTATCGAAATATATTCAAAGAAGTCTAACCTATCGGTTGAACAACTTTCTAATATGATGGATAAAGAAACTTGGCTTTCAAGTCAAGAAGCTGTTGAATTTGGTTTTGTTGATAACATCACAGAAGCAATGAAAGTAGCTGCATCGTTTGACCTTTCTAAATTTACTAACGTGAATGAAAAAGAGGTAAACGACAAACTAGGATTAATTAATAACCAAAAATCATTAAAAATGACCGAAGAATTAAAAACTTGGTTTAATGGTGTTAAAGAAGAAATCTTAAACGCTGTTAATGGAGATAAAGTTTCATCTCCTGCTGAAGAAGTTTCAGTTCTTTTTTCTGACAATGAAGAAGTAGTAAATAAGTTCTCTGAGCTTGAAGAAAATGCTATCTCTTTAAGAGAAGAAAAAGAAGAACTAGCAGGTCTTGTTGGAGAAAAAGAAGGTACTATTGCTGACTTAACTAACAAGGTTTCTGAATTAGAAGCAAAATTAGCAAAAAGTGAAGCTACTGAAACAGTTGTTGAAGCTGAAAACGACCCATCTATTGTTACTGAAGAAGTAGTAGTAAATGAGTGGGACACTTTCGCTAAATCAATTTTAAAATAATATAAACTAACTAAATTTAAAGAATTATGGCATTTCCAAATTCAAATTCCCTACCTGCTTTTACGCAGATGGATGCTAACCAAAGCATTATTTCTCCTTTATTCTTAGGACAAGACTATATGGAGTATATGAATGTTCTTCCTGATATTAAGGGAGTAACAAAAATCGACCACTTAGGGTCATTATCAAAAATTACTAAGGCTTTTACAGCAGGTGCTTTCGCAGGAGAAACTACGGGTACTTTCTCAGGTGTTACTATTACTCCTGCAAGAGTTGAAGCTGAAATTGAATTTTACTCTAACTCTCTATTCGGGAAAGTAAAAGCTCAATTAATGAAAGGTAACTTTGAGTTCGATAACATTGACGGTACTGCTGTTAAGAATGTACTTATCGACTTAATCGCACAAGGAATCAAGGCTGACTTTAACAGACAGTTATTCTTAGGCGATGCTGCTCTTACTTCAGGTAACGGTGGAGATTACTTAGACTACAACTCTTACGATGGTGTATTCCAAGTATGTAAAGATACTTTAGCTGCTGCTCAAAAATTAGACAACTCTGACATTTCTAGTGTTGCTAACGGAGAAGCTCTTAACGCTGCTGCTGATGGTGTAAACATCTTACAAGCTATGTATGATGCTGCTACTCCTGAATTATTATCAGCAGGAAATCACGTATTCTTTGTATCAGGCGATATTTACGACAGATACTCTGAGTATTTAGAAGGTACAGGTTATGCTGCGGCAGGACACTCTGTACTTGTAAACGGTATTCCAAACTTAACTTACAGAGGTATTCCTGTAATTGTTCGTAGAGATTGGGATGTAGCTGTTACTGCTGACTTTGCTATTATAGAAGGTGCTTCTGCTGCTGTTGAAACTCACAGAGCTATCTTAACTACTCGTGATGCAATCATAGTAGGTACTGACTTTAGCGAAAGTGCAATGGAACAATGGTACTCTCAGGACAACAAGTCTTACAGATTCCGAGTATCTTATATGTGTGGTGTAGCTTTAGCTGATGCTAAATTAGCTGTTATCTACACACCTGATGCTTTAGCATAATTAATAGGGGGATGAAATACTCCCCCTTATATTTTAACTTTTAAATAATAATAAAATGGCAATAGAAAATTTAAGTATCGCACATACTGACTTAGAAGTAAGAGGTGGACTGCAATACGTTGCAATAGGACTTTTATCTCAGGCTTCGGCAATGGGTTTTGATGATTCTGCTGTTCACACTATGTCTTATACTGCTGCTGCTGCTTTAGAGCTTTTTGACCTTAAACAAGGTACAGGTTCTTTAACAACAAGTGGTTCAAAAGAAGGTGGAACAATTTTGTTTGAACACACAGTTTCGTTTTACGTTCCTAATTGTTCTTCTGCTCATCTAAGAAGTTTGGAAACTTTAAAAGACCAAGACTTAGTTGTTATAGCACAAGGATATGATGGTAATGCTTTTACAATAGGTATGTCTAAAGCATTTGGCTTAGAGGACAGTACAAAAGGTAATGTTCAAATGAGAGCAAGACTTCAATCTATCGAAGGCGGTACAGGTGCTGCTTTAGGAGATGAGAATGGCTTAACAGTAACAATCGTAGCTCAATCAGGAGAACTACCAAGAGTATGTTCTAACACTATTACACTTGATACTAACGCAGGTACTGCAACTTTATCATAATAATTAACTAAAAAGGAATGGGTTTGGCAAGTGAATTTGCCATCCCCCTTCTTTTTATTATATTTACGATATGTATAAATCTAAACTAAGCAAAGGAACAACATTCTTTAATGGATTTAAGGTAAGTTGGTCTAAAGCAACTCAGGAAGAACTTAAAAAAGTTTACGACTTGGGACACACTAATTTTGTAAGCAAACAAGAAGATGCAGAATCAAAAAAGACAAAATCAAAAGCAAAGAAATCAAAAAAAGAAAACTCAGATAAAGAGTAATTTTGGTGCTAAATATGCTTTTGTAAACTTATCTACTCCACAAATTTCTACCGAAGTAAAAGACTTAGATAGATTAAGAGAAGATTGGATGCCATTTGGTAAAGACAATCTATTTCCTCAATACCTTGCTGAGTTAAAAAGACAATCTTCAACTCATCGTTCTGTATTGGCACAGAAAACAACTTTCACAACGGGTGCAGGTTTTGCAACTGAAAATGAAGAGCTTAAAGGCTTTATAGAAGATGTAAACGCAAATGGAGAGAGTTTAAAGGATTGTTTTAAGAAATTAGCAGATGACTATTACACTTATGGTAATGCTTTCTTAGAAGGCGTTATTTACGATGGTGGCATAAACTTTTATCATAAAGACGCATCTACTGCAAGATTATCTAAAACTAAATCTCACGTTTACTTTAATCCTGATTGGGCTAATTACAAAAGAAACAAGGAGAAAACTCAAAGAATACCTATATACCCTAACGTAGCGGGGAGTAGATTTATAATACACTACAAAGACTACGAAAGTACATTTAACTTTTACGGACTACCTGACTATGTTGCTGCATTAGAGCATATCGCAATAGACTATGAGATTGGTAAATACAATCATACAGCTTTTAAAAATGGTTTTAGTCCTTCCGCTATCGTTACTGTTAATGGAGATTTTGGCGAAGCAGAAGCAGAGAAATTTGTTGAAACTGCCAAAGACACTCTTACGGGTAGTGGTAATAATTCTAAGATACTTTTCTTAGTAAAGAACGGAGATGATGCAAATAGCACAGACGTTCAGGTTTTAAACAACAAAGAGGATGGGGATTTCTTAGATTTACAGAAATTAACAGACCAAAATATAATTACTGCTCATAGATGGCAACCTGCTTTGAGTGGTATCGTTTCATCAGGAAAGATGAACAACACAGGTAGCGAAATAAGAATTGCTTATGACTTGGCGATGAGTACAGTTATTAGAGATACTACTAACATACTTCTTTCTCCTATAAAAAGTGTTATAAACAGAGAACTAGGTATAGATACTTCGGACTTAACCGTTGTTTATGAGCCACCTATTTCATTCTTAGCTGACATAGACCCTAAACAAGTTCTTACTGTTAATGAGCAAAGAACAATGCTTAATAAAGACTTACCTGAAATTAAGGATGGGGAACTATTGATTTCAGACAGACAATTCATTAGAGTAGAAAAAACAACAACAAACGTAGATTAATATGGCAAATGTAAGACAGTACAATAATTTTGTAACAGCATCGGAAGTAATTGCAAACGCTTTTACTAATCAAGCTACTGACACAGCTCTTATATCTGATAGTATTTTAGACATTGCTGAACTTGCACACATTAAGCCTGAACTTGGCTTGGACTTCTACGAGCAACTAAAAACACAAAATCATAACAGCACCTTAACTACTGATAATGAAGCACTTATGACACATTATCTAAAACCTGCTTTATATTGGTTTACTCGTTTTGAAGTTATGAATGAGATACAGTACAATACAACCTCAGCAGGTTTGGTTGTAAATGTTTCTGAGTTTAGCAATCCTGCAAATGTAGAACAGTTTAATCAAATGAAGTCTGACACTTTTAGAAAAGCTAAGGTTTTACTTGATGATATGATTGCTTTTATAACTCACGAAGACCAAGTAAATAAGTTTCCTTTATATGGAACAGATGGAGATAGCTCTATGCCTGACCAAGACATAGCTAGTAAGTTAAACGGTATAATTTTTTACTAATGGATAGTGTAATATATTACATAAAACAATTATTTAATCAAACTGTAAGGAAGAATGATGACTGTCCTGATGGCTATGAACATCAAATGCCTGATGGTAATTGGATGTGTGGCAGGGAACACCCTGAGCCTTACAACTTTTCACAAGAAGAAATAGACGAAACATATACAGAATACAAATCATCTGTAAATATGAGCTACTCTGAGCTAAAGAGATGGTCTGAAACTGAGTGTAGCAAAAAGGCTAGTATAGGTAGAACTGCAATAAACAGAAACCTAACATTACTTTCTAAAAAGAAAGCAGATTGGACTTCTGCTAATGCAACAGAAGCTAGAAAAGCTATTGCATATATAGCAAGAGCAATAAAACAACCACAAGGCAAAAATGTGAGTAAAGATTGCCCATACTCTAAAAACTATATTGCTTTAAAAAATTGGGCTTACGATAGAAATAAAAAATAATAAGATATGGCAAGTACAGTAACAGCAGCAACTCTTGAAGTTGTAATATCAGAAACTCTTAGTTTAGGAGGAACTCAATATGGAGGAACAAAAACACTATCAATAGGAAGTATAAACGAGGTTTTTAAGAGAATAGTAAAGTGTGTAAACAGTCAGACTACTACTGTTGCTACCTTTAACGGAAATGCTTTTGCATCTGCAAACGCTATTGATGTAGAAGATGCAAAGTATATTAGGGTTACTAATCTTGATGACACTAACCCTGTTGAGTTGGCTATTGTTGGTGCTGCAACACTTTATCAAGTTAAATTAGCAGCAGGAGAATCTCATATTTTAGGCTCTCCTGAAGATTTAATGTTGTCAGAAGCAGACACAAGTCCTAGCTTTGGAACAATGGCAGACATAGCAAGCATTCAAGTAAACCCTGCATCAAATGATGTAGATGTGGAAATTTTTATAGCATCAGTATAATATGGCAAGTAACGAACATAGTGCATTAGACAATACTCAGCTTCACGTTCCTAAAGACTTTAGTTCAGCTTCGGCTAACACAGCCTTAACAAAGAATGGAAGCAATGCTTTAACTTGGGCTGACGACAATTTAAGACGTATGCAGCACATTACTGTTGCAGGATTTTTTAGCAAAAGTAATACAAGTGAATACGCACCAACTTATGCAGGTGGAACAACTCACGTTTACGATACAGTTGTAACAGACCCAACTGCTGATGCACAAGATGCTGTTGCACAAGCACAATTATATTGTACTAGAGCAGGTTATGTAAATGCTTTTGGAGGGGTAGTAGCTTGTAGTAGTGGTAAAACTGTAAACTTTAAAGTATATAAGGGTACACCTGCTGACGAAAGTTCATCTGCCATTGATTTAACACAATTAGGCGATACTGCATCTGAAGTTGGTGGTGGTAATACTACTACTGATGTTTTTGCAGCAGGTTCTATGGGTTCTTCTGCTTCTTTTTCAGCAGGAGATATAATTATAGTAACAATATCTGCGGGTGCTGCTTCTTCTACGACAGCAAGATTTAACGCAACACTAGAAATAGTATATAACGATTAATAATGGCATCAACAGCACAAGAAATAGCATTAATGAAACAGAAAATGGAATCAATGGAAGATAAACTAGGGGGGGTGGATGCTAAGTTAGATAACTTAACTAAAAAACTTCTTGACCCTGATGTTGGTGTGGTTTCTCGTGTAAATCAAAATACACAAGCTAGAAAGCTAATAAGCAGAGCAATGTGGTCTTTATACATTATTGTTATAACTGCTATTGTTGGTATGTTTTTCGGAAAATAAATGATACAAAAAGATTTTACACTCAGTATAGGTAACATTATATGGGTTATAGGTATTATATTCACTATGGGTATAGCTTATTCTCAAATAGGTCAATTAGGAGAAGATATAATTGTTCTTGAAAAAAGACTTGAAAAAAAGATAAAAGTTATTAATGAGTGTGAAGATAAAATAAACGACTTAGAAATAGAAATAGCAAAAATTAACTCTTGTAAAAATAAAAAATAATTTTAAAATTAAAAAAATGAATTGTAATTGCGATAAAAACCTACAAGAATGTAAATGCGAAAATCTTAATGAAACTGCTGAAACTGTTGTTAAAAATGGTTTTGATGCTTGGTTAGAGGTTTTAGAAGAAGAAGAACAACCAACCTGCAATATAGAAAATCAGGAAGATTGCGAAAATTGTGGCAGCTAATGGAGTTGGTCGTTTTAAGATATAATTTACAAAATGATAGCACAAACGGTATGCTATTACAAAAAACTTCAATGGGTTATGACTTTCTTTGTTATACTTTAGAAGATGAATATAGAGCAACTAAGGTTAAAGGAGAAACAATGATACCTTACGGATGCTACGAAATTAAATTAAGAAAAGAAGGTGGATTTCATAATAAATATAGTAAAAGGTTTTCTGATATACACGATGGTATGCTTCATATCGTCAATGTTCCTAACTTTGAGTATGTTCTTATACATTGCGGAAATACTGATGAGCATACTGCGGGGTGCTTACTTGTTGGCGACAACCAAGAAAACAACGGATTGATTTCTAATGGATTTATAGGCAAATCTTCACAAGCATACAAAAGAATTTATCCGCCAATTTTAAATGCTTTGCAAAAAGAAGAAAAAGTGTTTATAGAATATATACATATAGACAGTTTTACTAATAATTAATTAACCCTTGCCAAAGGGTTCACAAAGGGTAGTTTATACCCTATATAATAAAGCTAAAGATAAAGCTAAGGTTATAGTTAAAGATAAAGTTAAAGATAAAGATATGAGTATTTTAGGAAAAATTTTTAGTAGCGGTGCTAGTGATTTAATTGAAAGCGTAGGAACTGCAATAGACAAAGTTCATACTTCAGCAGAAGAAAAAGAACTTGTAAAGAACGAGATAAAAAAGATTGTATTAGATTACGAACAAAAAATGCAACTAGAAGTAACTAAGCGTTGGGAAGCAGATATGCAAGGAAATTGGCTTACAAGGTCTATAAGACCTCTTACTCTAGCTTTCTTGATGGTTGTATTAACTACATTTACTTTAGTTGATTTTGGATATGTCGATATGGATATTAAAGATTCTTGGATTGACCTATGGCAAATTTTAGCTATTACCTGCTTTGGTGCATACTTTGGTGGTCGTTCTTACGAAAAAATAAAGAAATAATTAGGTATTAAGATATTTTTTAGTATCTTAGCAATTCTATTACCCTAATCTCTTAGGGTTATGTGTTTTGATAATTGTAATTGTTTTGAATGGGGTGTTTAATTACACCTCATTTTTTTTTATGAACTATTATTTGTATGTTCGCACTATGAAACAATTTAGACCTAGACTAACACAAAAAGAATACGAAATTATACAACAACATCGTAGCGGAAGCGGAGTAGGTATCATTGGAGATACTCACGAACCGTTTTGTCATCCTGATTACAGAGATTTTTGTTACGAAGTTTTTGACAGATTTGGTGTTTCTGAAATAGTACACATT